GGGTGCTCGCTGCCATGCAGGAAAAGCTGCGCGCCAAGCGTCTCAGGATACCGATGACCATGACCAAGGCTCAGTGGGTCAAGGTCTGCTTCCGGTGGTGGGGGTCGAAAGTGTCAGACGAACGGAACGAAGCGCTGCGCTTGTGGGAGGCGATGAAGGCTCGGTGAATGTCAGACTTCGGGGGCGTTTGTCAGGGGTTTTTGGGCACGTCTGACAAACCACTGACAGCGTAAGTCGTTGATTTATAAGGGCGTGTCAGACTTGTCAGACGATGGCAGCCGTTTTGGGCACTTTCACTTTCCGGGGGCTGTCAGACACGCAGCGCAGGCCCAAGGGCTCGCTGTCAGGGCTGAAGACGGCCTATATCTCTCTCTTTTAAGAAAGAAGAAAAGTATACTAGGTATGTCTGACAGTTGCTCAGCCCTTAAAGATCAAAGGGTTACACTGTCAGAGGTTTGTCAGACTTACTTAAACAGGTCTGACAGTCTGACAACAACCTAAAGGATGCTTGCGAGCGCTGCCTTTGGGCTTCAGGATGGTGCTCGGCATGACGGAGGGAACCATGCGACCAGACGACCCGCGGCAGATGAACATTCGGCGCGAGCTTGAGGCGTCCATAGCCATGGCGCAGACGATGAACGCTCAGCGCGGACTGGCCGGGGAACCGCCGATCATGGCCGCGGTGTGCCAAGGTCCGGGTCGCTGTCTCGTGCCGGGTGGGTCGAAGGACGCGGCTGTGTGCGCCTTCTGTTCGCTCATCGAAGTCGGTCCGGGCACGCACCGCGAGGTGGAAAGCATCGCCCGGCGCATCATCGGCGGCAACTGAAGAGTAGGTATCAAACAGTAACCTAGTCACAATAAGTGCCTAGGTCACTCTTTGTGCCCTAGTACCTCTTTGATACCACTCCGATGAAACACAATTCCCCAATGAATTCGGTGATGGTTGCGCCCCGCTCGCTGCCCCCCGGCCCCAAGGCTTGTGGTTTCGCAGGGTAAAACGCGCGTGCGCGCGAGGCGCAACCATGGACCCCCGGCGTCCACGGCGGCCGGGCGCTGCCATGGACGCTCGCTGGCAGCCATGGACCGCCTGCGTCCACGTCAGGAACGGCTGCCATGGACGCTGACGGTCCACGTCAGGAACTGCACCACTCAACCTATGGTGGTTCGCATAACGTATATTATGGAATATCTCGGTGGGTGCCCGGCGTGCCACAACTAGGGGGTTGTGGCCGCCACGCTGTAGCGCATGCGCTATAGGTGGAAGGCACGCAGTGTAGCAGGCGCGAGGCACAGGTGCAACGTGTAGATCGAAGACACACGCACAGCGACACATGCACTGACCCCCATGCCCTTGTGTTGTCTGCTCTTCTGCTCGATTGCACGTGATAATCGCAGCGTTTCGCGCGGCGAGCGCCACCCGGACCCACCCCGTACCCCCCTAAAAAAGTTTCATAGGCAGCGGGTGCCGGTTATTGACCATACGGGGCCAAAGGCACCCGGACCCATCCGTCTCACGTGTAAACCGCCTGACCTGTCCGAAGTTTGTGCACGCGCTTCTGACAACCGGCCGCGGCGCGAGCGCCGACCCCACCCCGTACCCCATGGATTCCCTCCTTGGGCCAGCGCGCCGACCCCGCGAAAAAAAAAATCAGCAAAAAGGCGTGAGCCCGTTTACACGGTGTCTTAGGCTGTGGCCTTATTCACTGCGCAGCGAATCAGGCTGTGGCCTGTTGCAAGCACCGCTTGACGCGCGCCGCGCGACCTGCCACCTTCAGCGAACAGGCCCCGGAGGACTCCGGGGGTAGGACGGCTCAGGCAAGTCACCGCCGGGCAAGTCGCCGGGGCCTGCACCGCTGGACCGGATTAGTCGCCCGGCAAGGGTCGAAGGACTTGTGGACCCCGGCGGATGAGCTTCGCGCGCTTAGGGGGCGTGCGGCACTAGATCGGCGGCGCTTATCCCCATGCGGTTCAAACCCGCGAGCGCCGCGGATCATTTCGCTTCGGGGGGAGCGCGCCATGTTCAAATTCCTGCTTGCCGCGACCGTCGCCGGACACCTGCTCGGCTTCGGCGTCAGCACGGACAGCTTCAAGACGATGGCCGCGTGCCAGCGCGTCCTGCCAGCCAAGATGCACGTCATGCAGTCCGTGACGCAGCACGCGCTGCCGCCCGGCGTGCCGGTCAAGGTCATCGGCAAGTGTGCTCCGGCCGCCGACGTAGACAAGGCCGCCGTGGCACTGAAGGCGCTGGACGGCGCGAAGCCGGTCAAGAAGCCGGGAACGGAAATTTAACCGCGTTTACACGGGGTCACTGCTGGCGCTTGACGGGGAGCCCGAAGCGCGGCAGCATCTGAGGGCACAGACGGACCACCAGCCGCAAAGGAGAACGCCATGCTGCCGACGTGACGCGAAAGCGTCCAGCCCAAGCGGTCCAACGCAGCGGGCTAAGGCATGACACCGTAGCCGCATCGCCGGGTAGGCCCCGGCATTAAACAGCGCCAGATCAGGCCCCGCGCCCGTGCTCAGCACGGCCGGGGCCTTTGTCGTATATGCAAATCTGGACGCGAGCGGGTGGGATTCGCATACGCGACTGCGCATGGCGCGGCGGTATGCGCGAGCGCGCATAAAACGACGGCCTTACCCCTTTCGGGCTTTGGTGCGCGCGAGGGTGCATGTGACGGGGGTGGCGAAGATGGCGCAACTCGGTTAATACTGGCGTCGGGGAGTGGGGGAATGAAGCCGGACACGGCCGCGAAGATCGCGGACAAGTACATCACGCCAGACGGCAAGACGCCGACGCCAGCCGCGGAGCCGGACGATGAGTTCGGCGGCAGCGGTCGCGCGCCGGGCGTCGTGCCGCGCTCGGCACCGCCGTCCGTGGTCGATGAGATTGCCAAGCTTGAGGCCAAGGCCAAGGCGCAGCGCGAGACGGCCGAACGGCTGCGCCGCGCCCGCATCGCCAAGCTCATGAAACAGGCGAAGAACCAGAACGGCGGGTGGCAGACCCACCCCGACGTGCTGGACGCCGTGGAGGCTTGGGCTGAGCAGATGAAGACGCAGCGGTGGATTGCCGCGAAGCTCGGCAAGCCGGTGCGCACGTTCGAAGAGGCGCTGAACAAGGACAAGGGTGAGAACGCGTTGCGGCTCGCCTATGAGCGTGGCCGCGCCGAAGCGGAGCAGCGGCACATCGACAATTGCGAATCGCTGGACCCCAAGGACTCCAAGCAGGTGGTCGCGTGGATTTTCTACATGAAGGCGCAGTACGGTTGGAAGGACAAGCCGGAGAACAGCGAGTCCGATGGCCCGAAGATCACCTTCGTGCTGCCCGGCCCGCAAAGCGAAGAGGATTATTACAAATCGCTCGGCATCAGTGAGCCGATTGACACGCGGCCGGTGCAGGACCGCACGCGGCAGCTTGGCGGCGTCGCCGTTGGCGACATGAAGGACGTTACACCCGGCGCGGACGGCCTGCTGCCGGTGATGGGTGCGCAGAAGGTGCTGGCAGGCGTGGACAAGTAACGGGGGACAACATGACGAAGAAGCTCATCACCGCGTGGACACCGGCCGAACCGAATCCGCCGTATATCAATTTCAGCGAAGACGTTGACGGCAAGGTCATCGTCTACGGGCGCGAGCGCGCGAGCGAGGGCGAGCAGTTCGGCAAGGACTTCATGGTGGCCATCCCGAAGGCCGATTTCGCCAAGATGATTATGGAAGCGGGCACCACGTGGCTCTTCCCGGTGAAGCGCTATCGCCCGCGCACGCGCAAGCCGCTCGGGGAGCGCTGACATGCGCGGGGCCATGTTCGACCAAGGTTTCGCGGAGTACGTCGCCACGTCGCTGCGTGTAAACGACCTATTCCACGCGCACTATGCCTCGCGCCGCCGGATGCGCTGGTGGATTGCGACGCTGTTCGCGGTCGGCCTGCTCGTGCCGTGTCTGGTGCCTGCGCTCATGGCGAGCGAAGGCGAGCACGCAGGTCGGTGATGCGAACCGTCGTCCTTGGGCCAGAGATTGCAAAAGCCGTGGCCATCGCCGCGTGGCGGGACACACCCGCCAGCGACCTGTGCAGCTTTGACGACATTCTCGCTGAGACGATTCCCTACTACGAAGGCGTCTGGATGACGCTGGACAATTTCGTCGCCGCCTACGGCCGCGACATGGTGCGGCACGTCAAGACGGTAGAGGCGTTTGACGAATGCTAATTCCGTCGAAGTGGCAGACGAAGGTGATGAACCTTCCTGAGACGATGAACCTAGCCATGTTCGGCGGGCGCGGCGTCGGCCGAACGACGTGCGCCTTGATGATGGCGCTGAGCCACGCGGAGCGCTACGGCAAGTTCGCTCGCGTGCTCTTCATCCGCCAGACGCTGCGCTCGTTGAAGGAAGTCGAAGACAATTTCCAGATGCTGCTGACCAGCATCTACGGTGGTGCCTTGCGCGTGAACCGGCAGGACCACATCATGACGCTGCCGAACGGCGCGACAATCGAGTTCGGCCCGTTGAACGACGTGGAAGACATGGCCAAGCTGCAAGGTCGCAGCTTTTCGCTCATCATCGCGGACGAATACGGCAACTTCAATCCGAACCAGCAGAAGTATGTGGACCAGCTTCGCGCCAACTTGCGCGCGGGCGATGTGGCCAAGGGCGGCGCGCCGACGCGCATGATCCTGCTCGCCAACCCCGGCGGCCGTGCGCACCAGACCATCGTCAGCCGCTTCGTCGCGAAGATGAAGCCGTTCTTCCCGCACACGCTGGACGATGGCCAGAAGTGGGTGCTGTGCCCCGGCAACTACACCGACAACCCGAACCTGCCGAAGAACTACGACCAGTCGCTGTTCGCGTCGGCGGCGAAGGACAAGGAATTGTTCAGGGCGTGGTCGCAGGGCGCGTGGAACATCGCCCGCGGCGCGATGTTCGCGGACGTGATTGACGAAAGCAAGCACCTCATCACCGACGCCGACCTGCCGTACTTGCCCAAGGACGGCGGCCCCGGCCGACCGCAGGGGCTGTATGGCTACCTGTCGTGCGATTGGGGCCAGTCAGCGCCCGCGGTGTGCTTCGCCGCGTGGAAGATTTTGACTCCGGGCTTCCGCTATCCGCGCGGCTCCGTCATCCTCGCGGACGAAGTCAACAGCGCCGACCCGGAAGACCTGAGCGTCGGCACGAATTGGAGCGTCGGCCGCCTCGCTGAGAACATCATCGACATGTGCGACCGCACGGGCGTGTACAAGGCGGGCGTCATTGACGACGCCAAGGGCTTGCAGCCGGACGACACGCTCATCAAGGGCATGGCGCGCTACTCGCTCAACTTCCAGCGGCCGATGAAGAACCGGCGCAGCGGGTGGGCGGCGATGCGCGAACTGCTGTTCAACGCACAGCAGGGCAACGGCAAGCCGGGGCTGTGGGTCAACGCGCGCTGCAAGGGCTGGTGGGCCACCGTGCCGCTCGTGCCGCGCGACGCCGCGCACCCGGAAGACATTGACACCAAGACCATCGACCATTGGGCCGACACCTGCCGCTATGCCTGCACCTACGAAGTGCAAGAAGCCAAGATCAACTCATCCGGCGAGACGCTGGCGAAGTATGGAATCGGCGGTCCGGGCGTGCCATCCATGTTTTGAGCCTGCCTTGACGGTCGGGGCACCGGCAGCATAATCTGCACCCCTTGGGCTTAGGGGGGATGCGCGTGTGGGGCGCGCTTCAAACGGGGGACTTACCATGGCAATCACGTCGTCTTCAGCCGGTGACCGACTCGATGGGGTCAGCGGGACAGATGCCGCCGCGGCCGTCGTGCCGTCCGCCGCTCCGGTCGGTGAGTACGTCGGGGGTGGTGTCGAATACGGCAGCATGGACGACGGCGACGCCGATGACCTTCCCATGAATGCTGGCGGCACAGCGGCGGGTCACGCCGACTGCGTACCGCGTGCGTGAGTTTTGGTGACCGGCGCTTGTGCGCTGGTCGCCTCGCCGCGTTTGCCGAATGGGTCTTGTGACCCATCCGGCCGCGGCGTTTTTCGGGGGAACGCCGTACCGTCATGGCCATCGCAGCACTCTCATCCAAGAATCCATACTTCATCCAGCGCGAACTGGACTGGACGATGATGCGCGACGCCTACGGCGGCGAGCGCTACATCAAGGAGAAGGGTCAGCAGTACCTGCCCGCGACCGCGTCGATGCTTCAGGACGGATTCCAATTCGGCCAAGCCGGGTGGAATGCCTACCAAGCGTACCGGACCCGGAGTGTGTATCACGAGTTGGTCAAGCCGTCGCTCATGGCCATGCTCGGTGTCATGCACCGCCGCGCGCCGACCATCGAACTACCGGCCAAGCTGGACAAGATGCGCAAGAGCGCGACGTTCCGCGGCGAAAGCCTCGAATGGCTCATGGCCAAGATCAACGAACAGCAGATGTTGATGGGCCGCTACGGCATGCTGCTGGACGTGGCGAACGGCGCGAAGCCCACCGACCTGCCATACATCGTCGGCTACAACGCGGAGTCAATGATAAATTGGGACGCCTCGAAAGTAGGCGACGACCAAGGCCAGCAACAGACGACGCTGGTCATTCTCAACGAGACGGACTATGAGCGCCGCGCCGGTCTGGCGTGGGTACAGATGATGCGCTACCGCGTGCTGGCGATGGCCGGTGCCGTGCGTGACATATGGGACACGTCTGAGCCGGACAACGCGTACATCGCGGCCGAAGTGCGCCACACACAGGACGCCACGGTCAGCGACTTCTTCAAGCCGCAACTGGCGGGCAAAACGATGGACGAACTACCGTTCGTCTTCGTCGGCCCGCGCGACCTTGCGCCGGAGCCGGACGTGCCGGTGCTCATGCCCATGGCCCGGCTCGCGCTCGCGATCTACCGGACCGAAGCCGACTACCGTCAGGCCCTGTTCATGCAGGGACAGGACACACTGGTCGTCATCGGCCAGCAGGCGGACGTTGGCAACGGCCGCACCCGGCTTGGCGCGTTCGGCAGCATCGACCTGCCGATTGGCGGCGACGCGAAGTTCATCGGCGCGCAGTCCGAAGGGCTTAACGAACTGTCAACCTCGATTCAGAACGACCTTCGCCGCGCCGCGCAGCTTGGCGCGCAACTGCTCACCGAACGCGGCAACGAAGCGGAGTCGGGCGATGCGCTCAGCATCCGCGTCGCGTCGCGCACGGCGACGCTCACCACCATCGCGCAGACGGCGGCGCTCGGCCTTGAGCGCATCCTGAAGAACGCCGCGGTGTGGGTCGGCGCTGACCCGGACAAGGTCATCGTCAAGCCGAATTTGGACTTCGCGGACGCACACGTGCAGGCGCAGGACTTGGTCTACATGATGACGGCCAAGAAGCTTGGCGCGCCGCTGTCGCTGGAGTCCATCCACAACTGGTCGGAACGCTCCGGCTTCACGGACATGACCTACGAAGAAGAGCAGTCGGCCATCGAAGGGGAGCCGCCCATTGGGCTCGGCACCGGCACGCCGGGGCTCGCCGGAGTCCAAGGTCCGGCCACCGACGCCTTGGGCGGCAATCTTCCGGGCGCGCAGACCGGCGGCAACGCCGCGGCGCAGAAGGGCCGCCGGGAGAAGGACGGCGTCGTCGGCGGCGCACCCGCGGGCAGCGCCGGGCTCGGCAAGGACACACCGCTGACTCAGTGAGGCAATCATGAGCGACCGCAAGCCGGTCCTGTTCGCGAAGGGCGCGCTCTACGGGTACTGCCCGAAGTGCGGCTCGCCCGGCATCCGCCGCGCGAACGACAAGGACACCTGCCAGCGCGGCCACGGCTACCCTAGCATCGACGCGTGCGACACGGCGGTGAAGTCATGAAGGTCGATGCGCTGCGTGCCCTCGAATTGCTGAGCCCCGGCTTCAGCTACAACAGCCGCGGCGTGCAGGTGTGGCACACGCGAGCGCGCAAGGTCTGCATCAACGTGCAGGAAGTCGATGACCGTTTCGACCGGCGCTTCCGCAAGACCGTGGACGCGTTCTTCGACGCTGACACACCGTACCCGCGCCACGGCGTGTTCGACGTGTGCGAGGCGCACCGGCTGCGTCGCCTGTGGACCATCCAGCGCGTGCTGGTGCGGAGTCACTTCAGGTGGCTTGCCGCGCAGAACTTCGCGTGGCAGAAGTGGCCGTGGCGCAAGCGGCCGATGATATTCAAATTCGAAGGGCGCTACATCGTCTGGAATGGCACGCACCGCACGTGGCTGTGCCTGCTCGCCGGACGGAAGATGAAGTCAGGCTTCGCAAACTTGGACAAGTGGCTGAAGGAGAAGAAGCGTGGCAAGCGCAAACGAAAACATTCGTGACGCGCTGCTTCAGCGGTCCGTCTACCTTGAGCATTACACCACCGGTCTGCAAAAGCAGATCGGACTCATGCTTGACCAGACGGAGCCGACGCTTCGCTCGGAAATAGAGCGGCGGCTTGGCATCATCGCGGCCGGGCCGGGCCAGTATGCCTTCACCAAGGACACGAACGCGCAGCTTGCTGCGCTCGCTGACACCATCCAGCAGATTCGCGGCGGGGCCATCGACAAGGGCTTCCAGAATGTGCAGGCGGACCTGTCGCAGCTTGCCCCGCAAGAGGCGGCGCACACCGATGCCGTCTTCAACGACCAAGCGCCGGTCAAGCTGGACACGACGCTGCCAAGCTCCACACAGCTTGCCGCCATCGTCACCACCGTGCCGTTCGAAGGCAGGCTGCTGAGCGATTGGGCTTCGACGCTCGCTGCGGCCGACCGTCAGCGCATCATGGACACCATCACGGTCGGCATGGCGCAGGGCCAGACCACTGACCAGATCGTGCGCGCCGTCGTCGGCACCGGCATCATGAATGGTGGCGACGGCGTCACCGAAGTAACCCGGCGCAACGCCGCGGCCGTCGTGCAGACCGCGGTGAGCACCACCGCGAACGAAGCGCGCGGCGCGTGGACCGACGCCAACAGCGACGTGATTGGCGACGAAGTCTGGACCGCGACGCTGGACGGCAACACGTGCTTCGAATGTGCCGGGCTGGACGGCCAGCACTTCGCCGTTGGCGATGGGCCGCAACCGCCCGCACATTTCAACTGCCGCTGCGTGCGCGTGCCGTCGCTGAACGGCGACGTGCTCGGCAACCGGCCGTACACGACGGCGACGGAGGATGACCTGTCCGGGCTCACGGGCGAAGACCGCGCCGCCAAGGTGAGCGAGTTGACCGGGCAGGTGCCCGCGTCGATGACCTATCAAGACTGGTTGTCGGCGCAGTCGCCGGACTTCCAAGATCAAGTGCTTGGCCCGGCGCGGGGCAAGATGTTTCGCGACGGCACGCTGCCGCTCACGCGCTTCGTCAACCACAACGGCGACACGCTCACGCTGGATGAGCTTGCGCAGAAAGGCCCCGGCGCGTTGTTCGTGTCCGGTGCGGACACCACCGAAGTGTCGCTGCCCGATGCCGTCGCCAACCTCGACGGCCCGGCACAGTCGGCGCTCATGGAGTCGAACGCTCGCGTCAACGACCTGCTTGGGCTGGATGCCGAACAGCAGTCGGCGGTCGGCGCGTGGACGGACGGCGCTGAGAATTCCATCGCCACCGACGTGGCGAGCGGCACCGACTACGACACGCTGCGCGCCGCGGCGGCGATGCAGGGCCAGCTTGGCGACCAGCAGTCCGTGCTGCTCTTCCAGTCGGGTCAGGGCGATCAAGCACTGTCGCGCTTCACAGTGGATGGCTCCGTGCAGGACGTGCACCAGTCGCTGCTGGACGCTGGCATCAATGAACACACGCTTGTGCCCGGCGCGGACGGCTCCGTCGATGTTGCGGTGTTGTCGAACGACCAGTCCATGCTGGACAAGCTGAACGATTTTGGAGGAACCAATGGCATCACCATCGACACGCAATTCGGCCGCGGCGAATTCGTCGGCTCGCCGCTCGCGGGCACCGACACCCCGGAAGCCCTTGTCCGCGCCGACGCAGCCAACCAATACGACGGCATCATTAAGTCTTACCTCGCTGACCAACCACCGGACGTTGCCGCCGGATGGCAGCGCATTCTTGATGACTGGAATAGCACTAAAATCA